TATTGTGGTACTGTCGCCATTATTTTAGACCTCTAGGTTTTCTTATTCTGTAAAACAACTCAAACCCCTCTGGTACAGGGATTTGTTTAAGTAGGCATTTATCCGTCAATGTTTTTTCTTCCTCATCGTTCGGAAATCTATACCCATATTTTTTAAGCCACTTTTTTGCAACCCTATTTTCTTTGTAGATGGTGTTAAAAGTTAGCCAATATTTTTCATCAAATTTTTCAATTTCTTTTTTTAGTTCTCTCAATAAACAAATTTGATGTTTAACAACTTTAGGTGTAGTCAATAGCCAAACAACTGCCACTCCGTCAGACACGCAAGTAGCACCACCCATTAAAACAGGTGTGTTGGTTGTTTTTTCGCAAGCAACTACAACGTATTGATTAGATGTCATAATATCTTTGATAATGTCTTTACGGTAATGTTTACCTCTTTGGATAAGACATTCATGAGCATCTTCTTTTCTCAATCTTTTCAATATGAAATTTATATCTTTTTCATTTTTCTTTTTTCTGTACATCTTTATACACCTAAGTTTACATTTGCTATAATTGCCAAAATCGTTAATGGCAAAGGGTGTTTTTGTTTAATATGAATTGTTGCATCTAGTGTTGGTGCGTTCATTAATGTTGCTTCAACACAAGTTGAAATCAATTTACCTGCATCATTGATACTTTCTATTGAACGAGGTTGTTGGAACTCTGCACCGTTATTTGAAACAAAGAAGAAATCTTCTCTTGATTCGTGAATTTTTACTTGAACACTATTTACTGTCTTTTTAAGACCTTGAGTATTTTCGCCCTCGATGTTTAATGTTTCTAATTCAAACTCATAAGGTAAACCGACAATGACACTATGAGCAGGTGCAGTTAATGTGATTGAACCGTTTTGTACTGTGTGATAAGAAATACCACCGTCAGCATTTACAACAACGTTTTCACCCTCAAGATGTTCTAAACCAGAAATATTTTTTGTTGCATCTGTGAAATAATATTGTTTACCAGAATCAACAAGAAATGCCTCTTTTGCATTGTTGATTAATCTTGTTCTAAATCTTTCAACATATTTCTTTTCAACACCGTTGATTTTTCTTTTGATTGTGAAATATGCAATATCTTCCTGTTCTTCACGAACTATCGCAAGCGATTCAAATACACCTTTTGTTTCGTGTCTGTGCCAACCACAAAGTTTTTGTTTTTTGTTGTAAGTCAAACCAAGTAATGAGCCGTCATTCATAATTAGCCAAATTAATCTATATGGCTCTTTTGCGTAATCCATATACTTAACTTGTTTTCCGTAGAATAAATGACTTGAGAATAAACTTAACTCATCGCCATCGTAAGTATCTGATAGATAATCAAATCCTAAATCTCTAACAACTGAACCACCAGATTGAACAAAAATAACCATTGAACCTGATACAATCGGCTGAACTTCGCTTGAGCCATAAGTTGATTGAATCAATGTAACAGGTGGTGGTGTTGCTTGAAATACACCGTCAGAACCGTTGACTTTCCATTCAGAATTTTGACATAAAACAATTAAATCTTTCATTGGGATTAGGTGTCTTATTTCGTTACCTTGAATATCTGCCATTGGTAATGTGATTGCATCAGTTGCGTTTAGTGGTCTGCAAATATTAAAGTTTTTGTAGTTTGCAGTATTTGATGCCAAAATCGTTTGAGGTGCGTTGACTAGATTTGCATACAATCTTCTTTGTTGAAAGTTAGCAACACAAGTGGGGTTGTTGTCGTTTTCAAAAGGGTTTTTGTGAACAGGTGCTGATGATTTCAAATCAGGTTCTATGCAGTTGTCCTCAAAAGATGTTGTTTCTGATGAACCGATATAACCAAATACACCATTGACCGAACGATAGATATTATATTCAGTTGCACCCTCAACCTTACTCCAAGTTATTTTGGCATATTCTTCGGCTAACCAATTAGCCTCACGATGTCCACGACAAGTAACTTCTTGAGAACGGATTGATTCCTCTTGTGTATCTTCGTTGTATGCAGTTACAACGTATTTATAATCTCTATAATTAGAGGTTGGTGTTGATGCACTCCATGCAACTTTAACATTTGACGGTGCATCTATTGTTGATGTAAAAGTAATTTCTTCTAAAATCCAATCATAGTGTGAATATCTAACCAAATCTATCGGTCTGTAATTTTTATGTGTAAGAGTAAGAACATCACCTGATTGAGATTTATATAGTGATTGTAGGTCTTTTGCTTTGTAAGGTGTTTCAATTTCTACGATTTTACCACGTTTTGCAACTTTGTCTGCATCGTAATCAATTTCGATAGTCAGTTCAGTTGTATCTATTGATGTGATAACACCGTTTGATAAACTTGCAGAAACACCTGCTTTGTATGTTACTGTTAATTCTGCATCGAAATAAAGTTTATCTTTTACTGCAATATTTTCTAATGCTTTGCTCGAATAAACAATATCATCATTTCCAAGTTTGTATTTATAAACTGTTTTTGAGTTTTCGTTTTGGACTGATTCGATATATTCAAATGTTCCAGAATATGTAACACCGTATGTTGCAGGGTAGATTATATAACCACCTTTTTGAATAAATCTGCAATAAAACTCACCAAACTCAATAACATAAGTTTGAGAAGAATTAAAAGTGAAAGGAATTAGGCGAACGTCTTTTGTACTATCTTTAACTTCGCCAACGTATTCAAGACCTGCTCTGTTAGAAACACAACCCTCTTGATGAACAAAACCGTTTTTTAAGGTTTTCAAACCGATTGCGTATTGTTCAATATCTGTTCTTGCTCCACCAATTAAAGGTGTAATCTCACCTCTAGTGAAACTTATTTGTTGTACTCTTTGTGCCATTTTCTACCCTTTAGAATCTATCGTCAATATAAGTTGTGTCGTTTTCGTCCTCGTCAGCACCCTCATTTGCGTTTTGTGCTTTGGCTTTTCCGATTATCATTTGATATTTTTTAAGTGCGTTGTTGCCTTTTTCTGATGAGCCTGTAATAACTTCACTTGTCAAGAAAGCAAGCATTTGAACTAATGCAAATGCAAATTCTGGGCAGAATAAAGCCTCTTTAGTTACAAGTCTTGTGTAACGTAATTTGCAAGGGTTTATTTTTGTAAGAATAACCTTTTGACCACTTTCGTTAGTTGCAGGTCTGAATTGTTTTTCTTTTCCAAGTTCATCGAGAACTGCTCGAGCAGATACGCAATCGTTTGGATATGCAAATTCATAAAGATATTTTGGATCTGGGCATTTATTACCTGTAAGTGCTAAGTCTTTAAAAGCCATAGCAAAATTCCAATCAAAATCTTTTAATACGTTATCTCTTGCAAATTCATACTGATTGTTTAATAAGATTGCTCTAGTGTCTGATTGCATGTTTGAGTTTTCAATAGCACTTGCAACACCTAGTGCATTTAGTGTCAGATTAAAAATCATTGTTTTGGAAAATATCATTTGCCGAACCCCCACCAATAACTTGAAACTGTTTTTGCAGTACTTGAAATTGTATTCAAGCCAGAAGATAAGGCATTCATTCTACCTGCTTGCATTGCATTTCTGCCTGCGATTCTATCTAAATTTGCTTGATTACTGAAATTGTTAGCCTGTTGCTCATAGGCTTGTGCTTTAGTTTCTGCGTTATATTGAGTTGTTAGTGCATCAAGTTCACCCATTGTTGCAGTATCTTCGATAACATCTAAAGGTGTACCTTGTGTAATATCAAGACCGTTTGCAGCCATTGATGCTTGTTGAGAAGAAACTGCTTGAATAGTTTTCATTCTTTGCATACGGCTTTCTTCTATGCCCTCTTGTCTTGCATTAGATGCGTTTTGTTGGGCAATTTTTGCATTATCCTCTGCTACTTTTGCTTGATATTCTGCTTGTGCCTGTTGTGCTTTACCTTGTTGGTATGCAGAAACACCACCAACAATACCACTTGCAATACCTGCAACTGCACCTACTGCACCTACGGCAAGCATTGTGTTAGCAACTGCTGCCGAAATTGTGATACCTGCGATTGTAACAGACGTAGAAATGATGCACATAACAAACCTCTATTTTTTACTTTCTTTTTCTGCGATAACTTTTGTTAGTTCATCAATTTGTTGCTGAATTGTTTTGTTTTCTGTATCAATAGGACAATTCAACTCAACTGATTTGTTTAACAAATTTTCTAATACGGCTAGTTTAGTTGCGTTGTTTGCATCGACATCATCAACAACATCATCATCTGCAGGAACTTCATCATCTTGTTTTTCTTCTGATTCGTTTTCAGTTTCTGCAATATCTTCACCGAATAAAGTGCCATTAACTTGTTCGTTGTTATCTGGCAATTTTTCAGCATCTTCTTGTTGTTTTTGTTGTTGTTTGTTTTGTTGCTTGTTTTGTTGCTTGTTTTGTTGCTTTTCTTGTTGTTTTTGTTGTTGTTTACCACTTGCTAAAGTTCCCCAAAGTGGCAACTTATCGCCTTTGAAATCGATAACGTCATTAACGTTTACGATTGCACCATTATAAAAAGCAGTTTTAATAACTTTAATTTTCATTTTGTTGTTCCTCTTTTTCGTTTTTGCCATATATAACCTTTGCTGCTTGTTCCATAGCATTTGACTGTTTTTTTAATTCTGGGATAACTAAGTTCATAAGTTCTTTGTTTTGCTTAATTTCTTCGGCTTGTACCAAAGTTCTTACGGCATCTTTGATTTCCCATTCGTCATATTTTTTAGTTTTTTCTTGTTTTTCTTTTTCTGACATTTTATTTTCCCTTTAAAATAAGACCGTCAGATTTGACGGTCTTATGGCTTAACTACATATCTTGATAAGAATTATCTTGACCGGCTACGATACCTGCAGTAATCTTACCTGCTGTTGCAGCAGTACCTGTTACGGCATAGTACAATCTCATGTAGCCTTTGTTACCTTTTGGAATAAAGTTAATTGGTGCTACATAACCTTTTTTCAAGGCATCAACTCCGATTGCACCTGTTGTTGCTAAATCAACAGGTGTTGTGAATGCTGAATCAGTTGCAGTTTGAACTTTAATTTCTAATGATGTTAAAGTTGCAAAATCTTCAACAACTTGAATTCTCAAAGGCATTGGAGTAGCAAAAGCAACTTCTTTAAGAGTGCCTGTCATGTCAATTACGTTTGTTGATGCAGCAGACGATGTGATTGCTTGTGCATCAGAGAATTGGTTTTGTTTATCGAATAACATTTTTATAATTTCCTTTCTAACTTTTAACTAATAAATTTGGTGGTTCTTTATACTCTGCCACCGAAAGAGAAGTAACAATTTTGAAGAGGAGTTTACGCAACTTTTTCTTCTGTGTTTAAGATTGCATCACAAGTCTTGATTGGAATACCTAAGAATGACACAACAGGTTTACCTGCAAATTGGTCGATTGTTAGGTTCACATTTGACTTGTTCATAGCCATTTTGTGTAATGCAGTTCTAACTGTTCTGTTGCAGTAAATAACTGATTTGCCACCTTGATTACGTCCATCAACTTTGCCGAACATATCAACCATTTTGTCTAATAATGTTGTGTTGTTACCTGCGACTAAATCTGATACATCGATATTAGCGATACGGCAAGTGCTTCTGTAATCTCTAACAGTTAAACCGATGTTCCAAGAGAAGTGGTCTCTATAAACTTCATACATTGAGCCATCGCCTAATTGTTTTGTTTGTTGACCTTTATCTTCGTGTTTTAAACCTGCTTGACTTCCTTTTGGATATAACAAGTGTGTGTGTAAATCGCCCCAAGTGATTAACCAAATTGAAGTATTGTCAGAACCTGTACCACCACCATTGATAACGTAATTACCGATTGAATTTTCATCAGTCGAAATTTTGTTATAACGATTTGCTAAACCGTCAAAGCCTGCAGGGTTTGTGTCTTTGTTACCATAGAAGAATTCTTTATTTACTCTTTGGTTCATAGCCTCTAAGAAACCAACTGATTCGTTTAATCTGAATTGGTTTACATCACCGTTTAAATCTGCAAGGTCTTTGTCAACTTCTGAATATACGTCTAACATACCTGTTGCATCAGTTACTTGTGTGTAAGCACCTTTAGAACATTTAGTGCCTTGATAGAATTGTCTGAACTCAACTTCTGGTAAACCGTTTCTAACAGTTGTTTTATTTGTCGAACCGTTGTTACATTCTTTTACTACTGCATCTTCCAAGATTGCGTTTGTTTGAGATAATAAGTCAATGATGGTATTGGTAACTTTGCCATTTTCCATCTGTGCATATTTATCTTTCAAAGTTAAATAAGTGTTTCCTACTACTGCCATTTTAAAAATTTCCTTTCTTTTTTAATCTACCTATTACTGATTTGATGAGTTGTTACCGTACAAGATTTGAGCAGGTGTTTGTTCTGTTGCGACAGGTTTTCCACCTTGTGGAATAGTGTCGTTTTTGAACAAATCGCCTAACTTTTTCATGTCTTTGATTAGTGCAGGGCAATAATTTAAACCGTACTTGTTAAGTTCTGCTCTTGTTTCCTCTGAAAAGAAGTTGTAACCTTTATCTGCTACATCAAGATACAAATCTGTTTGTTTGGTATCTGCACCGTAAATTTCTTTGTCTTGATTTAATGCGTTTTGATACTGTGCGATTGTTGCTGATTGTGCTTGTTTGAATTGTTCAATCAAATTGTTAGATTGTTTTTCAATAAGTCTTACTGCAAGTTGCATGTATCTGTTTGCTTGGTCTTGAGTTAGGTTATCTTCCTTTAATAGAGGGGTAAACTCGTTTAGTAATTCTTCATCAAATATCATTCCCTCTGGCAGTTGCACGTCTTTGAAATCGTAATTTTCTGGTGCAACTGTTTGAGGTTGTTCATCTTTTTTATTTTTTTCTTTGTTTTCTTCTGTTGGTTGTTCTTTTTCTGCAGGAGTTTCATTTTTCTCTGGGTTTTCTTGTTGAGGTTCTTGTCCTGCTTGTTGTTCTAAATCTGTTTGTTCTTCTGTTGGTGTTGTTTGTTGTTGTGTTGGTTCTGTTCCATTAATTTCCATTGTTTTCCCTTTCTTTCAAAATTTGTATGTACTTATCTGAATTGGCTTGTTGGAGTAAATCAGCAAGCCAAAGACCTTGCTCACGTTTCGCTCTGTTTGCAAAATCCATTCTTTCGTTTGTGAAATTAATTCCTCTCTCAAAAGCACCAAGTCTTTCTAATAAGACTTTGAGGAATTTGTAACCGTCTGGATTAACGGCTACGTTGTTGACGATACGTCTTAACTCTTTATCTTCCATTAGCCGATACCTGCACGAGATAACAAATCGCTACCAACTGCATCGATACCACCAATGTTTTGAATCATCTTAGAACCTCTTTCAAAAGCATCTAACTGTTGTTGTTGTTCTTGTTGCTTTTTAAGTTGTTCTCTGATTTCTTGCATTTCATCTTCTGGTTTAATAAATTCAGGGTTGATGTTTGCAACGTTTCCGTAACTTTCCACGATTTTATCTGTGTTTAGTTTTTGTGCTAGTGTTGGGTCTGCTGATTGTGCAAGGTTCAATGTGAATGTTGCAAATCTTTCTAATGATGCAAGACCTTTTGCTTTTTGTGCTTGAGCAAGAGTTGAGATAAATTCCATTTCAAGTTGTTTGCCTTGTATTTCTTCTGGTGGTTGAGGCAAAATACCTGTTTCAAGTTCTTCAAAGAATACCCAATCAAGGATAACTCTTAGTGTCTTATGGATTTGGTCTAATAGTGGTGAAAGTAGGACCATCTTTTCTTCTTTGATTTCGTTTACTTCGGTAGCAGTTCTGCCACGTTCAGCCGTTTGCATAATTACGGCAAACAAATCATTGTAGAAATGAGTTTTGATTGTTTCTTTGATTTCGTTGATTTCTTGTTTAAGTTCAAGAACTCTTGCATTGATTTCATAGACAGGTGAAAGACCTCTACCGTTGTCGTCCTCTGGTGTAAACATACCTGCTGAATCAGATATTTTTTTGTTCTTCAAATCAGCAGGACCTTTATACGGTGGTGTTACTAATTTCTTAACTGCCTTACCGTATTCTTTGACCATTGTCATAAGTTGTTTAACATCAGGTAGTGCATCAATTGCAGGGCAAGAATTTGGATAAGTATCTTCGCCGTTTGTTTCAGCCTCAAAAAAGGCATAAGGGAATCTATCAAACCCAGATTTGTGAATAATGTTATCTGCACCAACTTGATACACTACCGAAATGTATTCTTTGTGTTTTGATAAAGGAGAATCTTTTTGTCTTTCTCTGTTAGGTTCAACGAAGTGAACCAACTCAAAATATTTTTCTGGAGTATTTTTTGCAGCATCGATTATTTGCTGACTGCAATTTTCTTCACCGTATTTTGCCACGATGTTTTTTGCTTTTTCTTGATAGTTTCTGCAAACTGTGTCAACATCGCCTTTCCAATTTTTTGACACACGATAAGAACCCATTGGTAGAAGTCTAAAGTTTACGACTGTGTCATAATCGCTTTCCATAGCCATACAAGCAAAGCCGAACACACCAAGTTGTTTGTATGCGCCTAAAAGAAGTTGATAGAAGTTAGATTTTTGTAGAATTTTTCTTGTAAGTTCTTCTTGTAAGTAGCACCATTTTTGAATTTCGTAGTTACGCATTAATCGTTCATCGTTGATTTGAGATTTAAACCAACGAGTTGCAACAGATGTTGCACCAGATTGCATACCAGATGCAAAGTTTTTAACTGCGATAAGAGGACAACTATCAAGGATTTTCTTTGATTTTTTGATAGGTTTGTTTATATCGTTGACAAGAAATCTAGTCATACGAGGTAACATGTAATCAGATAGTTCTTGTAAATCAGATTTGATTACATTAAACTCCTCATTCATTTCAAATCTACGTTTTTCAAAATATTGTTTTGTATAGGTGAAATTGCTTGTCATTGTTGTTATTGTCCTAATACATCTTTTTTAGTAGTTACTGCATCATCACCTAATCCACGAGGTGAAGTTTTAATATCTCTACCTGCAAGTCCTGCAGTTTTTTGTCTTGTTTTAGCACCTGCTTTAGTTACACTTGCATCTGCATAAGTAGGTGTAGCGATAGTTTCCTGTTTTTGTGATTGATTATTAGATGCGTTTGGTATAGATGGTGTTGAACACATTTTTTAATTCCCTTTCGTTTAATCGAATGGGTTATCCTCATCGTTGTTTTGTAGAGGTTGAGAACCCATTGAGTTTATTGCTTGAGCAAGTAAATGAGGATAGTAGATTGTTGCGTATATTGCCATCATGACCGTATCAGCATAATCTGGTGATTCGCCTTGCTCTTTGCGAATTTCTTTTTTATCCATAATTTTGGTAAGTCCGTTTGGTTGATATACAACTTTCATGTATTCAAGTTGACGGATAGCATTTGAACAGGTAAGTTTAAGCCAATAACTTTCAAGGAATGATTTAACACCTAAGTAGCCGTCTGCTCTTGCGTTTTTGCAAGATGGATTTTTGGCTTTTCCGTTACCTCTAAAACCTATTGCATCTGGTATTGATTTTTTAACTGAACACCATATTGGATAACCTAGACCGTCAGCATCTATGATTAAGATTGACGGTTTCCAACGTCCGTAAAGGTTTATGATTTTACCTTTTGTTATATCTGTGTCAGCCGTTGCCCATGTTTCAGTGTTTGTTTCTTCCCACCCAGATATTGATTTTTGGGTAAATAGTTTAGCAACACATAAATCACCACCACTCGCTGCTAAATCGACTGCCATAACAGAGTTAGGTGTAAATGTTTCCTTGTTAAATTGCAGGTTCTTCGACATATCAAGGATTGATGCTGAAACAAGATAATCATTCGCTTGGTCTAGTGGTAAACCTAACCAGATGTGATTGTAGTCTTTGATGTTCTTTTGCTTGCAGATTTCTGCCTCTTTGTGCATTTGCTCTGTAAGAAAAGGATTGTCGAAATAGTTTATGGTGATGTGTAGGCAATCATCACGACCTGCACAAAATAGATAAACTGCATCGTTACGAACAAATCTGTTCATTGTGAAGAATATCTTTGCGTTCTTTTTTCTGACGATTGTAGGAACTATGACATCAAGAGTGGGCTTTGTGATAGCCTCTGCCTCATCAATCCAAAGAATGTCAATGTCTGCCAAACCTTTGATGTTGACTTTTCCTTGCTCTCTGAACCCTTTGAATGTGATAGTTGAACCTGTTGAATTTGAAACAATTTCTTTATCTTTGATTTGAAAGTTCAGATTAAATTCATTGATAAGAGTTTCAAATACTTGTTTAACTGATTCGTTGATGGTGTTTTGAATTTCACGACCACAACATATTTTGATGTTATATTTATCGGCTAGAAATAACAGAAATCTTGCAGTTGATTGAGTTTTAGAAGAACCACGACCACCCTCACCGAGAAAGTAAGTATAGTTATTGAACTCCGTTATCATCGGTAGCATTTTGGGTGGCAAGTTTAGAATTTTCGGAACTATTATTTGCATTGTTACTACTACCTATTTCAAAAGTTAGGGTGTTATCACCTGCGATGATTTCGCCCATTTTTACAACTGCACCACCTGTTACGTTAAGATTGTCAGTAAATAGACCTTTTAACTTGCACTTGTTTTCGACTGCTTTCATGGCGACATTGTATGTTTTAGAAGATGCCATTGATTTTTCTTGAATTTCTTGAAGTTCTTTGAAAGCATCGTTTACTGTATATTTGATTTCTTCCTCTGTTGTTTTCTTAATATCAGCCTCAAAGGCTTCAATCCATAGGGTTACATTAGGGTTTTTAAGTAGTTTATTTGCCTCTACTGCGATTGTTTCTGATTTCATGTTGTTTGCATCATAAGCGAATTTGTATGCTTCGCTAGGTTGTTTACCATTTTGGAAGTAACGCAATACGAACTTATTTTGTTTTTCAGTTAGAGTTGGCAAATTCTTTTCCATAACGACCTCTTTGGGATAATGAGGGCAGGAGTGCTGCCCTCATTGAGTATTATTCAATCCAACAAAAGAATAATTAGTGGCTTTGGATAACAGTTTTAATAAGTTCGGTCTGACCGTAGGTATCTTTACGATATTGTTTAAAGCCAATCACTTGACCGTAGGTTTCTTTTTTACGAGAGATTATTGCTTTATTTACACCGTAGCAGATACCGACAGGCATACCTTTTGTGATAGTTAGTTCTGATTTAGTGGTTTTGATTTGTGATTTTAATCTGCTAGAGATTTTGCTCACTTTGTCATATCCAATAATGTAGCGATGAAGTGGCTCACCGTCAGATATTCTTGTTTCGTCAAGCCTTGCAACGTCTTTATGACATTGAGGGCATCTGCCGAGTAAGAGTTTTCTATCTGTATATTGGTTGGTATCAAATAAATACCAGATTTCATATTCTTTAAAATCAGTATGATGAGTAAGCATCACAATCACTCCACAATTAGCAACTCAAAATAAACCAACGAATTGGTTAAATTGAATTACTTCCACTATCCCAGAAGTAGTAAGAAA